ATTTGGCTGCGACGACCAACAAGTCTGCAACCTGCTGGGCTGCGATCCGCATCTCTTTGTTGAAGTTCTTGTCTGCTTGAGAGGCATCACGCAAGAACTCAGCCAACCCAATGATCTGAACTGGGTTCTGAACTTTGCGTGATGGTGCTATTGAAACAACACCAGCACGTCCAAGAGCTGCGCCGAAGATTGCCATTGGCTCAGACTACCTCTTCAGATGAATTGCTCTCCAACGAAGGTAGGCGAGCATTGTGAAGATCATTCTTGGTGATTCTGCCAGCAACACTGATGGTGCAATACCTGTCTCGCAAGACAGGTACGCGATCATCCAGTGGGCTGACTGATCTCCAAAGGGACGATCACTGCTTCAGCAGCATCTCCCACTTCAAGCGATTCAATCTCATCACACCATGATTCAAAGTCAAGGCCAGTCTTCTTCAAACGATGCTCAGCATGCCAACCCAAATACGCAAGGTCAGTCAACGTGAGTTCTGTTTCAAACTTGGCAACGCTTCGATTGAACTTGTTCTCAAACGCAATGAAGTCTGGGAACGCAGCAACAATCGTTCGTGACTTGTTGTCAAGCGCACTCGTCAGTTCAAGTGCAATCTTCATATATACCTCCGCAGGTAAGGGTTGTTATGTTGAAACTATGCGCCAGTGCCAGTCTTGGTGATTGCACCAGAGATCGGGTAGGTGATGCTGACCACTGCAAGGTCGCCCACCGCACCTGCCACGGGTGTCCAGGAAACTGGGAGAGCATTGAATGCGTACGAAGGATTGCTAGACGAAGCAGCAGCAGTTCCGTTTGGCTTCACAGTCATTGGAACAGCAGTACCAGCAACAAACGCATCGTAGAACAACTTCTCGATCGTTGGGTAGTCCTGATGCAGCTCAAGTGTGATCGAGTTGTCGATCAAACCTTGGATTCGTGTCACAGCCGAAGAACCCATTGCTGTAGTCGCAACTTCCGCAGCAGTCGTGGACAAAGTGATTGATCCTACATACTGGGAAATATCGGTGTTAGCAGTACCGAAGGTGACTGCCACGTTTGTGAGAACTTGCTTTGCCATTTGATGCTCCTGCCTTATCGGCTATCGAGATGAACTACTTCTGCTCGGCTGAGCCGATGCGATAACTCTACACGCACCAACCGCAAGCGGGCAACCGCTACTGATAGACGATGACACGGAAGTCCACCATCAGGTAGGTGGTGTCATTGCCTTCCATTGTGGAGATGTTTGAAGCCGACTCGACCAGTAGGTTCGCGACCGCACCACCCAACGTGCGATCCCCTTCCAAAGCGGCACGAATAGAAGTCGCACCCTCATAGGACAGGAACCCATCCAACGCAGCTTGCGCAGACCGCTCAGCTGACCTGCCCACCACAACCGACACCGTGAAGACTGATGTGATCAACCCTCCACGCATCGCACCGTTGTAGGTGATCGTGTCCAGCATCGGCCAAGCGAACGGGGTGTTCAGATTGTCAGGCTGATAGGCGTAAGACCTCAGCCCGCTGATCGTTGCCAAGCGAACCTGCAACCCCTGCTTGATCTGGGTGACGGTAGTTTCTTCGTTCATGCAAACATTCGCAGCCGTCGATACGGTTCGACAAGTTGTGCCATGTCCGGATCAAGGAAACGAGAAACACGAATGGCACCCAAGTCACCGAAACCTGCAACACCAAGCGGTGAGTCATATCGTTTGAAGATTCGTGAAGCCTGAATGATCGTGGCCTGTGTGACAGGTTCCGGCACAGACGGCCAACCGAACACAGCAGTGACCTGAACCAAAGCCTGCTCACCATAGTTGCCGTTTACTGTTGGGAACAGATAGTCACCAACCGCACGAATCTTGTCGTATGACCATTGCAAACCATCCAAGCGACCATTCAAGGGTTCCAACTGATAATCAGACGGCGACCAAGTCACATCAAAGTTTCCATCGGTAGCACCAGAAGTCTTCAACACAATCGCAGTTCCAGCGATGTCATCGATGCTGCAATAGAAATCGTTCTCAGCCGTATAGACCCGACTGGTTGCAGAACCTACCGACCAGAACTGGCGGTTGCAGTAACCGTCAATGAGGCGTGAAGCAGCACCGGCACAGTTGTCAATCAACTCATCATCGAGCGTGTCAGCCGTGCCAATTCTGAGCGCGGCTTTGATTTGATTTCTGGTCGCGTAGCCGTTGGTGATCATGGTGTTCCCATGTTACTTCACCACAACAGGTGGAAACTCTTGCCCTGGCACAATCTCATGATCATTGATCAAATTACGAAACAAAGCAACATCAGCCTCGCCTTGCGGATGGGGTTGAAATGACACTGCGTCAGGATGCCTCCAATGAATAAACCTTTGAGTCGTATCAAACTCAACTCGCAGTTCAGCCTTGCGAAACTCCATCCACTGAATCCAATCCGAATACATGGATCGCCTAGCAGGATAAGCCAAATGAACCTCACGTCTAGCGATTGTCATCCCAGCCATCGGATTGTTGGTAGAACCAAGAATGCCCTGATATCGGTCAGCGTCAGCCTGAAACAGTTCACCATGTTGAGTTCTCCCAGCAATCGAGATGACATCACAATCCCTATCCAACCCAACCAAACCATCAGGGAGCATGATCTGATCAACCCCAGCCGGTACAACCCAATCACAAGACGATGCTTCAACAGCCTCATTGACACCATCCCAGAACAGTTCCTTCGTGATGATGTTCCGAATGAACGAAGGCACAGGCAAAGGAACCAACGATGAAATGATCACCTCATCAGGTTGAGGGTTCATCGCCTCAATCATCGCAACATACTGCTTGCCAAACTTCTCCCAGTATTCAACTGAACAACAATGCGTCAACAAGAAACTCATCGCTTCACCCGCCACGATTCGGGATGCAAGTCGTTGCGAATCCACCAAGGCCAATCAGCATCAAGTTCAACCTGGTTCATCACTTCACCATCAATGAACTTCCCCTCAGCGAAACAAGCCTCAATCATTGTGCGCGTGTCACCCACGTTGTATTCCTGATGGGAGAACTCAGTCAACTTATTCACACACCAATCCACCCCACCCATCCAACCAAGATGAAACCCGCCAAAAGCGACAGGCATATTGATCCGATCAAATCTGCGCATCCAATCCAAAGAATCAGAAGCCTTCCCACGAGTGCCACCGATCATCGTGTAATGCAACGGGCGTTCCCAATGAACACTGAAAGCAAAGTTCCGCATCATCGCTCGATGCCAACTCTGAGCAAAAGTGTTCACCATTTGAGGATGCCAAATCTCATCCACATCCGACACAGTGATCACATCATCAGCCTGACAACCAAGCCGATCAAACTGAACCAACAACTGGTCACGAGTTGCCTTCTCAACAGTCCAAGGATTGTGATGTCTTGGTGTTTCAAAGTCCACCCAATGAATCAGATCAGCCCACCTGTTGAACCGTTCACGATCTGCACGTTGGCGTGGCTTGCCGGTGAAAGTCTTGTCACCCTCAACAATCACCATGACATCAACGGTCTCAGCCAACTCCCACAAACGACATTCCAGAACATCAGCCTCACCGTTGTATAGAACACCATCAAAGACGCGCATCAATCCCACCCGAGTGTTCGTCGTCTGCCCAAGTCCCAAGCCCCCGCATCTGGTATTCCTGACCGCCATCGCAAGTCGTGGAGATTGCTGTTGTCTGCGAAGCTGCGGTTGTTCTTCTCGCCAAACGCAGGATTCGCCTTGAGCGTTGACGAATTGTCATGCTCAACTTCAGCATCCGAAACCATGACAGAGATGTTGAACGCCTTCGCACGTTGCTCATAGTCATTGTCCTCAAAGTAGGCGGGAACGTAACACTCCGAGAATAGACCGATCTTGTTCACCACATCCTGCCCAACCCACACACACGACCAGTTCCGTTCAGTGCGAACAATCATGTCATCTTGGCAGTCATCGTAGAAATGTTGCAGTTGTCCAGGCTTGAACCAGGCATCCGAGTTCAACATGATCCAGCCTCGTGCGTGAGGGGTTGCTTTGATACCAAGATTCCATGATGGTGCGACACCGAGGTTGGTTGGCATTGACCAGACGTGATAGTTGCTGACCAGCCGACGATCAATCACCCAAGGAAAGTATTGCAGGCTGGACTCGCCGCCGTTGTCAATGATGATCAGATGTTCAACGGGATAGTCAATGGATTGCAGGCACCGTTCCAGTAGGTCATACCGGTTCAGGACGGGGATGATGATGACAGGCACCATTCATGCAGCTCCTTCATGATCGGCTTCCAGTGAGCCTCGTAGACGGTGTCTGCGTTGTACCCTTGGGCAAAGTCCACAGCGGTCTTGTCCACGCCTCTAGGAGCGTTGTACGCCTGTCTCAGGGCATCCACGATGGAAGGAACCTGTGGGGTGCAGAACCATGCCTTCTGATGGGCATCCCAGAACGGCTGCACATCCACCTTCCACCCAGACCCAACCAACTCAGGCTGAGCCGTGAAGTCTGAAACGATCACAGGAACGCCACAAGCCTGAGCCTCAATGACCGCCAACCCGAACCCTTCACCCATCGAGCAAGACAACAACACGTCAGCTGCCGAATACATCGCAGCCAAAGCCTCTTGCGGGAAACCAATCCGATAGGCGTACTGGTCAACGATCTTGTACTGATGTTCCTCAAGCCCAACTGCCTTGATCAAATCCAGCACATTGATCCCACCAGATGAACCATCACGCTCGACATGCAGATAGATGACTGCGTCAGGATGAGTCTTGGCGAAGATGCCGAACGCCAACAGGTTCTCGCCAAACGATTTGCGTGAAGGGTTCGCACCCTTGTTCGCTGCGTTCATCATGACCACAAACTTGTCTTCAGGTATGCCCATCAGTTCACGGCCAGTTGCTTCACCGCTAGAACTCTTATATTTCTTTGTTGGCTTGAACACAGGTTCAATACCGTGAGGCGCATAGAAGTGTTTGATGCCTGCCTGATCCAACATCTGCCCACCGAACTTCGACATCGCGATTGGCTTCACGTTAGGACGCGCACACCAACGCAACACATCCTCTGGGCAAGGTGAGTGATCTATTGGAACCCATGAAGCGATGTTCGGACACAGATCAAACGATGGAGATTTGAATACCCACACATCAAACAGAGTCATCAGGATTGGTGGGATGTCTTTGTTGCCGTTAGCCCAATCCATCCAATGCGCAACCATGATGTCATCGGAATATGGTGCGTTCCCTCGCGGATAAATCTTCACACCGTTCCACATTGATGTTGAACCTTCCAGTCCATACATTGCGTGGATCGCTACTTCGTGTCCTTCTTGCGTGAGCCTTGGGACGATTTGCGCTGTTTGCTGGCCGTAGCCGGAGTGCGTGAAGGGCGCGTTGGAATACCAGAGCGTCCTGAGTCGATTGGTGTTGGTAGGTCTGCCACTTCGGGCAAGTGTGCCACGCCCCGCTGCAAGAGCAGGGTCGCCTCCAGGTCGGGCAGGTCGATTGGTGTTCCCTTGATGATGACGAGCATCTTTCACTTCCTTCTCCTTCGCAGTAGCAGGGTAAATAGAAATAGGGTCGCAACGCCCTGCGTGTTCGTTGCGACCCTAAGCCTAGGGGATTTATGGGGATCAAGTCCCCTTCAGCCTTATGGCTGGAGGAGGTGCTTGATGTGTGATGTTTGTGGCAAGTTGCCGTCAACACGGAATGTGCAACGGAACGTGCGGAGGTCTGCGCTGAATGCGAAGTCATCCGAAACATCAATCTTGATGCCACCAACTTGTCGCACATAGTACGAAGGTAGGTGACCAACGATGACGGACTTGCTGGTTGTTGCCAGGTCTGCCATTGATGGGTTCTCGAAGATTTGCTTGCCGAGCAAGGTGTCTGGGACATCAACTGCCAGCGATGGGCTGAACAAGTAGATGCCGTCAGTTGACTTGATCTTGCGAACTGAAGCGATGGTCTTACCGTTCATCATCCAGCCGACGTTGGGCAAATTGCGCGCGGCACCATTCAATGAGTAGTAAAGGTCGATAAGTTCGTTGCCTGCAAGAACTGCCGTGCCTGCTGCGGTACCGCCAACAGACGATGCTGTGACGATGCCCTTTGGCTCGTTGGTTCCGGAACCTGTGGTCAAAGCTGCACCAACACGGAAGCCGAGTTCGGCTCCAGCCTGGCTTGCGATGAAGGACAGAATGTCCACGCCTGCGTCTTCGATCATTTCACGGGAAACCTGTACAAGGAACGAGTACTTGTAGGCAGACATCGTGATGAACGAGTTGAACACTGGATCGGATTCTGCGATTGCAGTTGCTTCGCCAACGATTGCTGCCGTTGAGTACTGCGCCTGCGATGGAATCTGCAAGTTCTCTCCACCATTGGTGTTCAACACCGTTGATGTTGCGAGGACTGGTGCAGCCAAACGGGCGAGGCCGATGACTTGGTCGTAGAACGACGTAGGAA